ACTATCTTGCCCGGCGAAATAATCCTTGTTTCTGGAGTCGGAGAATCCCGCGCATGGTGCCCCGGTGCGTCGCCGCCAGACAACTCATGCTCGCCGAAGAACAAGGGCGACGGCAAGTCTGGCGACAAGGGTGGCGGCGGCGGCAGCAAAAAGTCAGGCAAGGTTCACGACGGCACCGGGCTTGCGATGAATGACGATGGCACGGTGACTGTCTACCACCACACTTCAGCGGCAAACGCCGACAAGATCAAGGCGACCGGCAAGCTCAAGTCGGCCGGCGAGCCGCACGTCTACGTGACAACTCAGGCAGACACAACCACCGGGTACGGCGACACAGCAGTGCCGATCAAGGTGAACCCCGATGACTTAGAGTTAGATGACGAGTTCGGGGACGGACGCAAGGACTTCAAGATTTCAGTGGACCGCCCGGGCGGCGAGGTGAAAGTCGCGATTGGCGAACGTGAAGCTAGCAAAGCAGTGAAAGCGTGGGCCGAAAAGAAGTTTGAAAACCCGGAGCACGCCAAAGCGTTTACCAGTTGGTTCGGTGATTCAAAAGTTGTAAACGAAGGCGGCGAGCCGATTGTCGTGTATCACGGCACAGGCGCAAGTTTTGACGAGTTCAAGCCGTCCGCAAAGGGGATGCTTGGACCCGGCATCTACGCATCTGCGGACAAAGGCGACTACGGACCCTACTCGCCGTATGCAGGAAAAGATAACGCCCAAGTAGTCCCTGTGTATATGAGCATTAAAAACCCGCATTACGCGGTCGCTGGCGATGTAAAGACATTCGACGCACCAGCAGGCACTGACGGCACGATCCTCATCGACAAGAGGACGAAGAAGATTCTTTGGGCAGTTGCGAGAACCCCTACTGCCGTGAAGTCTGCGACGGGAAACAGTGGGACATTTGACCCAAAAAACCCCAAGATCACACGCTCGCGACAACCAGAATCCCGCGAGTGCGGAGCGAACGCAGACGGCGGCGGCGGCTTCCAGCCTGGAAACACCTGCGGCAAGGGAGACGGCAGCGGCGGCGGGTCAACATCCTCTGGAGTTGGCGGCTCGTCAAAGTCTGGGGTCGTTCGCGACAACGCATTCGACGGATGGCGAAAGCGAGACGAGAAGGAGTTGTCTGGCATCCGCGAACGCATTGCAGCGACGCAAGAAATAGCCACTCAGCTTATGGATGACTCAAAGGCGAAGCTCGACAAGCTGCATCGCGACAAGGCTAGAAACTCCGACGAGAGGGACGGACTCAAGGAGAAGGCGAGGGAGGCACAGCGAAAACTCGAGCAGGCGGCGATGGAGCACTCGGACAGCGAACTCAAGGCACGCCTTGAAAAGATGGACCCCATTCGCAGGGAGTTGTTTTTGACAGAAAACAAGCAAAGCGATCCGAGGGTTGAGGCGGTCCGTCAGGAGCGACTCAACGCGCGTGCTCTCGTGCAGGCCTCTGCCGCAAAGGTCTTGGAACTCTCTAAGAAAATCGACCAAGAGGAAGCATTCTCTGCGAGCATCGCGAAAGACAGCCGCGTCGAGGCGTGGCGTGAAGTCGAGAAATACTCCGCGCAAACCGCCACGGACGTTCTTGCAAAAGACGGAGACGCATACTCGAAAGAGTTGTTCGACAAGGTTCGCAACCGATTCTCTGGAGAGATGCAGTCCCTGCCCATTTCCGGCAAGGCCTCCCCAGAGGATATGAAGCGTTTTGATGAGGGGCCAAAGAAGGAGGCCGCTGAGTTCCTTTCGATGGTTGTCAACCCGGCAACAATGTCTGCCGACAGAATGAAAGCTGCCAACGTAAACGTGGACAACATAGGCCGCGCATACGCCAGCGGGGATACCATACACGTCGGCCCATACTCGTCCGCGAGCACGGTGGTGCATGAACTTGGGCATATCTACGAGAGCGGCGACCCGAGCATTCGTGACGCCGCAGTGGCGTTTCATCGTCACCGCTGCGACGAGTCGCAAAACGTGAAGATGAGCGAAGTGGTGAAGGATGCCGGGTACAAAGATTCCGAGGTCGGAAACACGGACGATTTTAGAAAAGCCGTTGAGGCGGTCTACAAGTCAGGTGAGTACGATGACCCAAACATTGCCGAGTCTCGCGTGAAGTCAACGTCTGCCTACCTTGGCAAGACGTACAAGGACGCAAGCGGCGAGACAAAAGCGACTGAACTGATTTCGATTGGCCTTGAACTGATGCACCACAACCCGTCCGCCTTCGCAAAGGCAGACCCAGAGTATTTCGATTTCATGGTTGGCGTTGTGTCTGGAAAGATTCGCCGCGCAAGAAAGCGGAAGGCATGACCACCATCAAGATCAGCCGCAAGACAGACGGCAGCACCTACGTCATCTCAGCATCTAGCACCGGCTTCGTCATCAAGGCGACAGACGTAGAGGATGCAGCCATTGCCGAGGCCGCTCAACTGTTGATCGCAGGCAGGTGGAAGCGAAACGCATACTCTCCGGCAATGGGCGACCCGCTGGCAGTGGCTGCTGCGATGGCGGCGTCAATACTTGGCGGCGAGGTGGTGACGAAAATACCGCCGGGAAGCGGTGAACTTGAGCAAGCAGGCGAGTAGCAGGCTGCAAGTGGCGTGGCAACCGTACTCAGAATCAGAGTATGAACGCCGCCGCAGATGAGGAGCATACCCCGAAGATGGTCAACGCTATTGAACGCCGCTCACTGATCCTTGAGGACACCGACGCCTCGGCCCCTCTGCTCGCCGTCGAGACGCGATGCGAGGAAGGCGAGACGTGCGAGCGCGAGTGGATCGTCGGCTATGCGGCGAAGTTTGGAGTGCTTTCGCTCGACCTCGGTGACTTCGTGGAGCGGCTGGACCCCGGCGCGTTCAGCCTCGTTTCCGAGCGGCGAGGCCGCAAGAAGCCGCTCGCGACTCGAGCACTGTGGAACCACGACCCGAACTTCCCGCTAGCCCGCTACCCCGAGACGCTCAAGCTCACCGTGGACGATGTTGGCCTGCGGTATGAGTTCCCAGTCCCCGACACGTCCTACGGCAAGGACATCGCCGCAAACATCAAGGCCGGAATCGTTCGCGGATCGTCCTTCGCGTTCCAAGTCGGTACGGGCGGCGACGAGTGGAGCATGGAGGAAGGCCGCAGCGTGCGGACGATCAAGCGGGTTGACTCACTGATCGACGTTTCGCCAACGACGTTCCCGGCTTATCCCGACTCGGACGTGGCGGTGGCGAAGCGATCCTATGACGCCTTCCAGCGTTCGCAGTTCGCGAATCGCGAACGCCGCACGATTGCAGCGTCAAAGGCGAACGAACTCCGCGAGTATCTCAAAAAGCATGGCCGCTAAGGCGGGCGACCGCTGCCCGAAATGCCGCGAAGGCAAGCTGCTTGTCGCTTCAAGCCAGCAGCAGGGCGAGTATCAAATCAGGTACTTGCGATGCCGCTGCTGCGGTGCGACTGACAAGCACATCCTCGCCGCCAACGAGATTCGGCGGACCAAGGTGGCCTAAGTCTTTTACTCTCTCGCTCACCGTTGCTGGATGGGTGTGGGGGGCGAGCCCTAGTTTTGACCGTAGGCGATGCGTCCGCGTCGCCACGAATCGCACTAGGAGAGAATCGCCGTGGACAAGATCAAGGCTTTGCTGGACGAACTCGCGAAGGTCACCGCTGAGATTCAAGCCGCGATGGAAGCCGAGTCGGCTCCCGCCGCCGAAGGCGAAGGCAGCGACCCGGCTGCGATGGCTGCGGAGGAGAACTCGCTCCGCTCGCTCGTCGCCCGTGCCGACGCGATCAAGGCCAAGATCGACTTTCTCGAAAACGTCGCGACCAAGGAAAAGGAACTCCGCAGCGTGCTGGAGCGTTCCGCGCCCGCCAAGGCCATCGAATCCCCCGTGGCGAAGGAGCCAACTGTGGAAACTCGTCAGTACGCTGTGCCGAAGGATCATGGCAACCTCCGTGCGTTCCGTGACGCCGAGACTGCCTACCGTGCCGGAATGCACCTCAAGGGCTATGTGTTCGGCGATGCCGACGCTCGGCGGTGGTGCAAGGATCACGGCGTCGAGTCGCGTGCTCAGGCAGGCGGCATCAACAGCCTCGGCGGTGTGCTTTCTAGCCCTGAGTTGAGCGGAGAAATCATTAGGTTAGTGGAAGAATTCGGTGTCTATCCGCAGTATGCTAAGCGGGTTTCGATGAACAGCGACACCCTCGTTTTCCCGCGACGCACGGGCGGCCTGACCGCTCGGCCCGTTGGCGAGAACGTCGAGGTATCGGCCAGCGACGTGACGTTCGACAACGTAGAACTCAATGCGAAAATCTGGGGCGTTGCGAACCGCACCCCGAACTCGCTGCTTGAGGACTCGGTGATCAACCTTGCCGACGCGATGGCCGTCGAGACGGCTCAGTCGTTCAGCGAGGCCTTTGACAACTCGGGCTTCATCGGTGACGGCACGCTGGCCTACCACGGCACGACCGGCATCTGCACGAAGATTCTTCAGTCGGCCTATTCGGCGTCGGTCGTGACTGCCACGAGCAACACGACCTTCGGCGACCTGACCATGAAGAACTTCACCGACCTCCTGGCTCGGCTCCCGCTCTACGCTCGGAACCGCAACGCCCGCTGGTTCATCTCCCCGGCTGGCTGGGGTGCTGCGATGCTGCGGCTCGCCATGCTCCCCGGCGGCTCGTCTGGTGCTGGCGGCAACTCCAGCGACAACGTGGCGGCTGGCTTCGGCGAGACGTTCCTCGGATACCCTGTGACGCTGGTGCAACCGATGCAGTCGGCCCTCACCGGGACCACCGGGACCGTGGCCGCTCTGTTCGGCGACCTGTCGCAGGCCGCTCTGTTCGGCGAGCGTCGGGCCATCTCGATCAAGACCGCTTCCGAGCGGTATATCGAGTACGATCAGACTCTCACGTTCGCAACCACCCGCAACGCGATGGTGGTGAACGACATTGGCAGCACGACCAAGGCCGGTCCTGTTGTGGCTCTCAAGTTCGGCTGATTCTGACACACTCCTAGGAGATTTTTGATCCATGATTCACGTTGCTGCTACTAAGAGCGTCAGCAAGGCCGAGACTTCGGTTGCCTTGAACGCCACGCACTCACTCGAGATCGACACGCTTGGATTCGAGTACGCTTCGATTGACGTGCTTTTCAGCCCGTTCACGTCGGCCACCGGTCCCACGACCGCTGCCAACGTGCTGCGAGTTGCTCAGAGCGACACGAGCGGTTCCGGTCAGGTCAACATCAGCGGGTTCGTCGGCGGTGCCACCAACGACTTCGCCATCGTGGCGGGCGTCACGGCAACCGCGTCAGTGGGATATTCCCACCGGTTCGACATCGACCTCCGTGGCAAGCGGCGGTACCTCACCGTGTTCGCCACGCCTTCCTCGACGTGCGGCGTGGTAACGTCCTGCCGTCTTGGCAAGGGTGAGGCTGGCCCAACGGACGCTACCAGCAAGGGTGTCAGCACTCAGGCTGTCGGCTGATTCGCTTGACACATCGAGCACAGTAGA